CCGTCAGCTGCCATGAATAAGTAGCCTTGCTCGCTGGTGTTGACAAGCTGCAAATATGTTAAAAGGTTGGTGCCGTCAGCGACGCTGAACTCGGTTGATGCTGCCGTGCCGCCAAGTGTCGAGCTGCCAATACCGATAGCGCGCGCGCCAACGTAGTTCACTTCGCTGTAATCAAGTACGCTATTTATCCTTGTGCTAGATATTTCTTGTGTAGTCGTATGGGCTACAAGCGTAGTGTTAGCGAATACTGTGAAATTGTCTGAGCAGGCTGCATACATGCGGTCACCATTACTAGCAATATCGTAGTCAAGGTTCCAGTCCGTAATTAAGCCCGTGTAAATTGGTATTCCGTTTGCCAGTATTTGTATTGGGCAGCGCGGTAATACGCCGGGGTAATAAATGCTTGCCGTGTTCAATGGGTCAAGTATGCGCGTCGAGTTGTCAAAACTAACTACAGCTGTGCCGGCGTTAAATTGGTCTAATTGCCGTGAGCGCCCGCGGGTAATACTGATGGATTCAACAAGGCTGGTAAGGTCTGCATAGAAAACGCCGCCAAGTTTGCCTGTATCCAATTTGCCATAAACCACATCATCTAGTTGAAAGGCTGCGCCAAATTGTGCCGTGGTTTGAAAACCAACAAGCACTTGAATAGTTGGCGCGGTCATGCAGCTACGCCTTTAGCGTTAGCAAATACTTGACCAGAACGGCGCTGTGCTTTTTGTATTGCCGTAATTATGTCTTGGCCTATTTGGTCAGGCGTTGATACTAGGCCGGCTTGCACTGTCACGTTGACACTTGATTTGCCTACGCCATAACGCGACATATCGGCATTGGTGCTCGTATTTATACTGCCAAGCACTGGCCCAAATGGGTCTGTCATTTCGGCTGGCCCGCCAGCAAATACGCCGCCAAGACTTGTATCTAATTGTTGACCGATAGCCGCCACGCTGCCAATGTTTGCAGTGAACTTAAGTAGAAACTCTGTATTGGAAATAACGCTGTTAACGCCGTCGACTATGGCTTGTGCTTGGTCAACGCCAGACTTGTACCATTTATCTGCCGTCAATTTAGCGATACGGTCGGCGGCTGCGTTTATGGTTGTAGAGATACCGACTAGACGGTCTATTGAGGCTTTACCGCCGGCAAGCAAACCTTTAATTATTTCAAGTCCTACGTCTGCGCCAGAGGCAAGTATGGACTGCAAAAGCGCTGGGTCATCTAGCCCGGCTTTTATCAAATCTTCTATGCCGGTAGCAAGTTCGCCAGCCTTGGCGGCTTGGTCGTCGAGTACGCCAAAGAATGTTTTTGCGCCTTCACTGTCTGCTGCTGTAGTCCATGCGTCGCCTACGTTAAATATGCCGCGCACCACGTCGCCAGTGGCTTTATAGAAGTTGTTGTAAATGTCTGTGGCGTCTGTTAACTGTTTGTTGGCTTGGGCTAATGCCGGGCTGAACTTGTCTTTAACTACCTGCACTGCGTTCTCAAGCGCTGCGGCGTAACTATCTGCCAAAGCCTTGGCTGCCTCTTTAGCTGCCTCTGCCTGCCGTTTAAGTTTGGCGGTATGTGCGGACGCTTTTTCCTTGGCCTTGTCGTTCGCAATGCCGGCTGCTATAGCGGCTTCGCCTGCTTTTTTTTCTGCTTCTGCAAGTTTATCTAAGCGTTCTTGGGCCAATACCGGGGCCATGTCAAGTGCATATTTACGGAACTCGCTTAGGTTACGCGACGCTACCGGCCCCATTACTGCAACAAGGCCTAAAGCCTTTTGCATTTCTTTCATGGAGTTGACCGAGAAATCTAACTGTTTTCTGAAGTCTGTTCCTATAGCGTCTTTAAGTTCAGTAATACGAAAATTAGTGTTTACTAAATCGTTAGAAAACTGCCGCGCAGCGTTAAACATGTATGTAAAGCCGTTGCGTACTTTTACTGCTGCGTTATATAACTTGCCGTTGGCGGTTACTGTGCCGTCGGCCGCAGTACGTGAATCCATAAACTTTTTTTCTATGGCGTCAAGTACGCCGCCTAAACCTTTTTGGCCGTAAATGTCTACAAGTTTTGTTACGTTTTTAAGTAGCGAGTCAATGATAGGTAAGACTTTGTAGCCGATAGTTTCTACAAACTCATCAAAACGTATCTTGACGTTTTTTACACGGCCCTCAAATGTGTTCATGTTTGCGGCTGCCGCGCCACCAAACTGAGCTACTAATGCTTTTTGGGCAGCCTCAAAGTCTTTGGTTTTAATTATGTTCTCGTCAAGCGGAATACCCAGCTTCTTGAGACTTGTAAAGTTGCCGTCGTAAGCTTTGCCAAGCGCTGTACTTATTGCCGTTAAATCTTTGCCTGTGGCTACTGAAGCGTCTACAGAAAGGGTTAGTAAGTCTTGTGCTTTCTTAGCGTTGCCGGTGTAACGCACAAGTGAAGCTAAAGCCGGGCGTAATTGTTCGTCTGTAACGTTTGTAGCAAGTTGGGTCTTGTCTACAAACTTAGCCATGCTGGCCGTTACTTCATCGTTAGCGCCAAGAGTACGTTTTAACTGTTGGGCTAAAAGGTTGCTGCTCTTTTCATCTTCCGCAGCTGCTTTGGCTGCCATACCCAAACCGCCGGCAACAGCAGTGACCGCGCCAAGCGCCGGCAGCATTGCTTTCTGTAATAGAAAGCCGCTTTTAGCACCAAAGCCCTGCAAGCTCTGAAACTCTTTTTTGGCGCTGTCAAAACCCTTAGTATTCAGGCTTGAGATAATTGGAATGTTAATAGCCATTTAGCGTGCTCTTGTCGTTACTAGGTTGCGGTTAACTATTGACATTACGCGCTCAACTATCTTTTCTACTTCTTTTTCTACAGCTGGCAACACAGAATTGGCGGCAGGCTCAAGCGCGCGCGGCGCCGCTTTAGGGCCTACGTGTTCGCCTTCAGCCAAAAGGTTAGTAACAAACTGGCTACCGCCATGTATGCCTACATGGTCCCAGATAGCGCCCGCAGCGTCTTTCTGCTGTAGAACCAGCAGTTGATATTGGGTCGCCTTAAAATCGGCTGTACGGCCGTTAGAAAAGGTCACAGTACGAGCGCGGCTACCACGTTTGCCCACAATGGTACGTATGCCGGCTAGGACGCGTTCACGTTTCCACCCGGTACCGTCACGGCCTTTAATCATGTTGCCGTTGACCATGCGCGACAATGGCGGGCTAGTAGGAATAAACGAGCGCGCAGCTGTCACAAGTCGAGTGCCAGCGCCAGCCTGAATGTCTTTTGTTATCTGCCGTCGTAGCGTGCGGTCAACTTTGTTTATCTCAGCAAGCGCCTCTTGAATGCCGTATACCTGATAACTAGCGGTGGCTGGCATGTTCTTTACGCTGCCTTTCTAGAATATCAACAACGGTGGCTAAGTCTGGTAACTCAAAGTCTACACTTGGGGGCCACCAGCCCGTGTGCAATAGCAGTTCTGCTAGTTGTCGCCGGACGGTGCCGGCTCTGTAAAACTTTGTGGCTCACTGTCTACAACTTCAAGTAGCTCGATGTCGTTTATGAACTGGTCAAGCGTGCCGGGCACAATAATGCCGGCTCGGGCTGACGCGTCGTATGCCATGAAAGCTAAATCTTCCATGCCTACGCCTGCGCCAAGGTCGCTGGCGCGGCGCTTGAAGCGTCGTTCCCATGCGACAATGACCGCAAGGCTAGTAACAACCTCGTATGGGTCTTGGTTTTGGCGTTGTATTTTGAGCCGTAATTGCATGTCGGGCTACCTTTCGGGTTAGGTGTTATGAAGTTGCGACTGAGTAGACACCACCGGCAAAGCTGATGTCAATGGTATCTAGCGCGCCCAGCTGCCCATTGACCAAAGGCAAGGTCTCAAGGTATGTGCCGGTCAAAGTGTGAACTGGGTTTGTTGCACTTGTAGCGGCAGACGTTGGCTTAATTGTTACGGTAATTTGTGTACCAACTAGCGCTTTAAGAGTTGCGTAAGTTTCTGAAACTGCGTACGAGTTGTAGAGCGTCACAGTCAATGTGTTGTTTTCAAGGCCAGACGTGTAAACGCGCGAGCTTGAGCCAAACGCTGTGGACTCGAGA